GCACCGTTACGGGCCTGACGCTGACCGCGCTCTACACCGGCACGATCGGCAATACGCTCACCGCGGCGATCACGACCGGCACGGCGCCGTCGAGCTTCAAGCTCACGCTCACGCGCCCCGGCTTCACTCCGGAAGTGTTCGACAACGTGACGGGTACTGGCGCGGCGCTGTGGACCGCATTCGCAAGCGCAGTGAACAACGGCCTGTCCGGAGTCCGCGGCCCGTCGCAATTGTTCGTGGCAACGGTCGGATCGTCCACCGCGGCACCGGGCACGTCGGCTACGTTCACGGCAACGGGCGGCACTGACGGCACCGCAAGCATCACTGATGCGGCGCTGCTCGGCACTGACGGCACCAGCACGACGCGCAAGGGCATGTATGCGCTGCGCAGCTCAGGCGTGCAGGTCGCAACTCTCGTCGATCACACCGACTCGACCGCATGGGGTTCGATTGCATCGTTCGCACTGAACGAAGGCATCTACTTCGGCGTGCAAGGCCCGGCTGGCGCGTCGTATTCGACCGTCTCCACCAGCCTGAACACGGCCGGCGCTGATACCTACGCGCTGAAGGTGTTCGTCGGCGACTGGATCTACTGGCAGGACGGCACGAACAACGTGCAACGCCTGCTCGGCCCGACGACCTTCTGGGCGCCGAAGCAGGCCGCAATGGCTCCGCACCTGTCGAGCCTGAACGACGCCATGTTCGGTATCGCCAGCACGCAGCGCGTCTCGCAGAAGAACGCCTACAGCATGGCAGAAATCGGCCAGGTCGCAACGTCGCGACTCGATGTCATCACGAACAACTCGCCGGGCGGCAATTACTTTGCCTGCCAGACCGGACGCAACGCATCAAGCAACGCAGCGATCTGCGGCGACAACTACACGCGCATGACGAATTACCTTGCGCTCACGTTGGCTGCTGCATTCGGCTATGTCATCGGCAAGCCGCAGACGGACACGCTGCGCAATGAGGCGAAATCGGCGATCCAGTCGTTCCTCGGCAACCTGTGGAACATCGGCTACATCGGCGACGTGAACAACCCGCAGGCGGTGCCGTACACGGTCGTGCTCGACAGCACGAACAACACCGATCAGGCGGTTGCAAACGGCTACATGACGGCAAACGTCGCGGTCAAGTACCTGTCGATCGTCTTCTACTTCGTCATCAACCTGCAAGGCGGCCAGACGGTCACGATCAAGTCGTCGAGCAGCGTGTCGGCAGGCTAAGCCGCACTCATTAACAGCACACAAGGCGCTCTCGGGCGCCTTTTCTTTTTCATAGGTGCGACTCATGCCTGTAAATGGCTTTAACGTAGGCCGCGACTACGCGGTGAACGTCCAGACGCCGAGCGGCCCGCTGCAATTCAACCTCGTGACGAAGTTCACGAAGAAGCAAGACCTGATCGACAAGAAGATCAAGGGATTGGACGGCCGCACGCGTCACGTCGTGTTCCCGGACGGCTGGAATGGCACGTTCGAGATCGAGCGGCAAGACAGCACGGTCGACGACTTCTTCGCGGCACAAGAAGCGGCGTATTACGCCGGCCAGAACCAGCTCAGTTCGACGATCACTGAAACGATCACAGAAGTGAGCGGCGCAATCACGCAATACCAGTACACGAACGTGATTCTGAAGTTCCCGAATCCGGGTGATGCCGCCGGCGACGAGACGGTGAAGATGACCGTCGACTGGCTAGCTGAACGCCGCGTCAAGTTGGCGTAAGCAGCGCGGCCGGCGACAAATCCGGCCGCATCCCGAATAACCTCACCTAAAAACTCATGGCGAAACTAACTGTCAAGCAGCAGGAAGCAGGCGACACGCCGAGCGCCGCGATCGTCAAGCAGGCTGCTCAACGTGTCGTAGTCGAATCGGCCAACGGGCACACCATCGCGCTCCAGAAACCCGGCGTCCTGGCGCAATTTCGCCTCGTGAAAATCCTCGGCAAGTCCGCGGAGAACACGGTCTATGTGCAGATGGTTCTGCCGATGACGTATGTCGTAGAGATCGACGGCGTGCCGGTGAATCAGCCGAACAGCGAGCGCGAGATCGAGGCGCTAATCACGCGCCTGGACGAAGAAGGCGTCGCCGCGGTAATGCAGGGCGTGTCGGAGAACTTCGGCGCGCAAAGCGCTGATGACGTGCGAGACGAAATAAAAAACTAGTCCGGTCGGTTCCGATCAGCGAAGCGCTCTGGCTGGTGAAAAACGGCGTCCCGTTCGACGTTGCGTTCGCTCTTGACGATGCGACGCGCGCAGCGTTCGCAATCAAGTTCTCGGAATTCGAAGGGCACAAGTTCAACTTCGAGAATATGGCATTTGACGATCCACCGAAACCATCATGAGCGAATTCACCAGTCTCGGGCAGTTCGCGCGGCACCTTGCCACGCTCGAAGTCGCAGTGGCGCTTGAATTGCGCCGCGGGCTTGATGAGGTGGCGACGGCCGTGCGCGACAAGGCGAAAGACGAAATCGGCTCGTATCAGGCCGCAATCGGACCTTTCCCGGCCTGGGCAAAACTCGCTGAATCTACGGTCGAAGATCGCGCAGCAAAAGGATACTCGCCCGATGAGCCGCTGTTGCGGACGGGTGAAATGCGCGATTCGATCGGGAAGGATGTTTCTGGCCTTGAGGCGACTATCGGCTCGACGAGCGACATCGCCGTCTATCAGGAACTCGGGACCGACAAGATCCCGCCGCGCCCTTTCCTTGGGCCGGCTGTGCTGCATAACGAAGCGCTGATAAAGCGCATCCTCGGCAAAGCATTCGTTGCCGGGTTGTTGGGGCGGGGCAACTTGCCGCCTTCGCTCGGATATGACACGAAGATCGACTAGCCGGTAATGAGCGACCAGGCAATCAGGCATAGCAGTGCAAGCACGATGCCGCCGATTGCGAGGCCGCCAAGGCTTATCAGGATGGTGTCGACACGGCTCCAGAACGGCATCGCATGAGCGAATCGAATCGGCGCCCGCAACTTGCCGGCGTCAGTAGTCGCCCGTATCGACGGGTACTGGACGGAATCAAAGCGATCCGCCGCCCACTCATGCAGGCGATATTTAAGAGAGCGTTTCATGTTCGAAGCCTTCAAAATCGGCGTCAAAATTAGCCTGATCAACCATGCCGCATTGGGCTTGGCTGCACTCGGCAAAGATTTCATGCGCACGGAGGCGCAGGCTGCTGCACTCCAGAAGCGTATCGATAGTATCAACAAACAGGCCATGAAGGGCGGCTTGATGCTTGGTCTCGGTGCGGGCATCGCCGGAATGCTCAAAGGCCCGTATGAGCAAGCCAAGAAGCTAGAGCAGGAGCGCCAGAAGTTTGCTGCGCTGAACCTGTCTTCTTCAGATAATGCCCAGGCGTTCGCTCAGGCGCAGATGCTGGCGCACAAGAACTTAGGTTCGACCATAGCAGACAATATCAGCCTGATCCGCGATCTGCATACGGCCTTTGGTGATCTGCCGCACGCAATTGGCATGTCTGAGGACTTCCAGAAGTTCTCCATCATGGCGCGCGTGCAGAACGACGGCAAGCCAGTAGAAGGGCTCGTCTACAACGCCGTGAAGGCGCTCGAGCACCGCGGCGACCGTCTGACTCAGCATCCTGATGCGATGCGCGACGAACTGGCGCGCATGTCTCAGGTGTACACCGGATCGGGCGGAAAGGTTTCGCCAAGCGACTTCTTCCATGCGTCGCAGACCGGCAAGATGGCGTACACCATGTACGACAAGGACTTTTTGTATGGTCCTTTCGCTGCATACATGCAGGCCAAGAGCGGGCCGACTGCCGGCACGTCTGGCATGACGGCGTTTAGCTCGCTCGTCGGCGGCCACATGGATAACAAGGCAAAAGGCTTCCTCGCCTCGCTCGGCTTGCTGCAGATCGGTGTCAGCCCTGATCAAGTCAAACTGATCAACGAGTCGATCAACAAGCTGCCTCTCAGCGCGAAGGAAAAGGCGAATCTTCGAAAGGCTGAGATGCCCGTCACTGGCGGGCTGCGGTCAGACCTCATTTCGCAGTTCTCGCATCGCCCGGATCAGTTTGTACAAAACGTGCTGGCGCCTGCTATCCGCAAGCGGTACGGCATGGATCTGAGCAATGAGCAGGTCGCGGAAATGCTGGCGTCGAAGTTCAACCGCTCGACCGGCGACTTCCTCGGCGAATTGATCGTCAACGGGATGAAGTTCGCGAAAGACTCGAAGATTTTCGGCAACGCCAAGGACTATTCGAGCGGCTATCAGCAGTACATCAAGTCACCTGAAGGTGCGGAGATTGCAGCTGAAGCAGCGTGGACCAACTTTCTCGCCTTGTTCGGCTCTGTGTATCTGCCGGTCATCACCGGCGGCCTGCTGAAGCTGGCTGGCGCACTCGATAGCCTGTCGCAAATGGTGGAGAAGCATCCGGCCATTTTCCGGGCGTTGTCGTATGCGCTGATCGGCCTGTCGGGCGCGCTGATGTTCCGCGGCACGGTGCTGATATTGACTGCGGCGCTGCGCGGGCTCGGTCTCGCGATGACCATGCAGGCTGCCGGCGGGGTAGTTAGATTGGCGCGCATCACGGCGATGATCGGCGGCGCAAGCAAGTTCTCGCTGTTCGGCGCTATCGGCATGCTGGCTAATCCCATCGGCATTGCGGTGCTTGCTATCGGCACGTTGGCCGCGGCTATCTACGCGTTCCGGCCGATCAGCCAGTCTGAAGTCGACGGCGTAAAGACTGACGGCGGCGTCAAGTTGTCGGCCGGCGCACAGGCGCGCATCGATGCTGGCGCGCTCGGCAACGGCCCGAACGTGCGCACCGGCGGCGGCGCTCCCAACGTGACCGTTCACGCGGTCATGGACGGCACACCGATTCACACGAAGGTCGTCAATACCATCGTGCGCAAGACAAGTTCATCGCTCGGAACCGGCTTCTTCGACCCGAACGCCTCGCCGATCAACCAATTCGTAACCGGACACTGATATGGCTGTAGTTTTGCAGCTCGGCGACTTCACGTTTTCCGAGTACGAAATCCCCGAGCGCATCACTATGGTGACGGCTATCCGCACCGTCGTCCGAAAGATGGTCGGCGGTGCGCGCAACGTCAACATGATGGGCTACGACCCGGCGCCGCTTGAGTGGTCCGGGATGCTGCTCGGCTCCAATGCGCTTGACCGCGCGCGCACGCTCAAGCAGATGGCGCTCGCGCAGAAGATGCTGACGCTGACCTTCAGCGAATACAGCTACGCGGTCGTCATCAGCGAGTTTGTCGAGGACTTTCAGCGCGAGTACGAGATTTACTATCGCATTCGCCTGGAAATCGTCGCCGACAACGCCGCGCAGGGGCCGAACGCGGCACCCGGCATCAACGGCGTGATTGGGGCTGATGTCACCAAGGCTTCCGGTTTGGCGTCGTCCATTGGCAATTCTGGACTCTCATCTGTCATCGGCACACTCAAGAGCGCGACTGCGGCCGTTTCAGATTTTGCGACGGCTACCAAGGCCACGCTTCAAACCGTGCTAACGCCGCTCGCAGAAGCGCAGGCGCAAGTTAAAACCCTGATTGCGGCCGGCGAGAACACGCTGCAAAGCGTCGCGACTGTCGGTGGCCTGCTACCTAACAATCCGATCGCGCAACAGGTGTCGCGCCTGTCGAATCAAGTCAACACGATGACGCAGCAGCCTCAATTGCTGCAGCTACAAGGCGTTTTGTCGCGCGTCAGTACGAACATCGGCCAGATCGGTTCTGCATCCAAGACGATCACTGTCGTGGGCGGCAACCTGTACGACCTCGCAGCCAAGTATTACAAAAATGCGACCGGATGGGTGAGCCTTTCAAAGGCGAATCCGTCGCTCGGCGGCGATCCGAACATCAGCGGCACGCAGAACATCGCTCTGCCGGCAACGAATACCGCGGCATCTTCAGACGGAGTACCTAATGCCTAGTGCTGATCGCATTCTCGTGACACAGCCTGCCGGATTGGTGACTGTGCCGCGAGGTGCGGTCACGCTCGGCACTTCGCTATCCGACCAAATGACGCTGTGTACCGCATGGCTCGATTGGGAAGTGGAAAACAACGCGCTTTCGTCTGCGGACACGTTTTCCATCCGGTTCGCGGGTTCGTCACTGCCGCCAGCTACTGACGTGAACTGGTTCAGCGGCCAGAAAGACATGTTCGTCGAGATATTCGCGGGCTTTCCCGAGGACTACGACTATTTCACGCCGCAGGATCTGAAGAAGCTCATCTTCGGGCAGGTCGATACGATCGACTACGACATAGCAAGCGACACAGTGACCGTGCACGGCCGGGATCTGACGCGCGTTTTCATCGATACCAAGACGACCGAGAAGTTCCAGAACCAGACGTCGAGCCAGATCGCAACGACGCTCGCGAAGCGCCGCGGACTGACGCCGCAAGTGACCGCCACCAAGACAAAAGCCGGCGCTTACTACGACATCGAGCACGTCAACCTGATGGATGAGCGCACGGAGTGGGACATCCTCTCATTTCTCGCGCAGCAGGAAGGCTTCATCGTTACCGTGAAGGACAAGACGCTGTATTTCGGGCCGCCACCGGCCGCCGATTCTGCGCCTTACCCGATCGTCTGGACGCAGGTCAATCCGACGCAGCTTGACTATCGAGCGATGGCCGGCAATGTCGAGGACATGCAGTTTCAGCGCACCTTGACGGTCTCGCGCGGCGTGACGGTCATCGTTCGGTCGTGGAATGACAAGAACCAGTACGGTTTCAACGCCACATATCCGCCAAAGAAGGTTGGCAGCCTGCAACCGGGCCAGGCGACGACGGCCGGTGGCGGCCAGGTGTTCACATTCTTCTATCCGAACATCGACAAGCAGCGCGCGCTTCAGATCGCACAGCAGAAATACGACCTGATCGTTGCGCATGAGATGAAGTTCTCGTGCCGCATTCCGGGCGACGTGACGCTGAACGCGCAGACGGTCATTCAGGTATCGGGCACCGGCACGGCATTCGACCAGACGTATTACCCGTCGCAGATCGTGCGCCGCATGTCGTTCGACGGCGGCTTTGAGATGACCGTACACGGCAAGAACCACGCTGCAACCTCACAGGCGGTCCCGCTCTGATGAATTACCACGAACTAGCGAACACCATGCGCTCGCATGCGGAGGCGGCTGCCGGCCGCATTCCCAAGCCGCGCATGGCGCAGATCAGCAGCTACAACGCGTCGACGCACTCGGTCAAGGTCACGTTTCAGGGCGTTGGCGACTCGGATTACACCGAAACCGGCTGGATTCCGCTCGGCGCGGTAGGTGTGGGAAATGGCTTCGGCGTGCTGACGGCACCGAACATTGGCGACATGGTGATGGTGTCGTTTTCTGACGGATCGAACGCAGCACCGAAGATCGTTGGGCGGTTTTTCTCGAACGTGAACGTGCCGCCGGCGGTGCCGGCCGGTGAGACGTGGATCGTTCACAAGGCAGGGTCGTCGCTGAAGTTTGGCAATGACGGCACTGTAAAGCTGGTGACGGCATCAGATCTGAGCGCCACCGTAGGCGGCAGCATGAGCGCGAACGTCACTGGCGCGGCATCAGTCACGTCTGCGTCGTCGGCATCGATTACGGCTCCAGCGATCACGCTAGGCGCGAGCGGGCAAAGCCTGCTTCAGTTCGTCACCTCGGCGTTCATGTCGCTCTTCAACGGGCACACGCACAACGAAACCGGATCTGTAACGCAGGCGCCCAATCAGCAGATGGGCAGCGGCCACATGACATCAACGGTAAAGGGCGGCTAATGCCGGATCTCAATCATTTCTGGTCGAACGACCTGTCGATTGCTGCAAACGGCGATCTGTCGGTCGCCGAAGACGACACGCTCGCGCAACAGGAACTGCTCCGCGCGCTGATGACGAACCCGCAGCTAGCCGACTCGGCCGGCAACCCGATAGCCTCGCCAGATTACACCTGGCACGCAGACTTCGGCGCTGGCATTCCGCGGCGCATCGGCAAGACGCTGAACACGTCAGAGCTGCGCGGCACGATTCAATCGACGATCAAGACGATTGCAGGCATCGCCGCATCCCCGACGCCGGTTGTCACGGTAACGCCGTTCAACAACGGCGCCGCGGTGACGATCCAGTATGCCGACGCCGTGACGGGCCAGGTATCGACCCTATCCTTCGACATCAATCAATAAATGGCAAACGTACAGACGCAATCGCTGACGCAGATGCTTCAAAACTTTGCGTCTACGGTGCAGGGTTCGGTGACGTCCGCGATCCTGAATTTCAACATCGGCACCGTGTTCCGCGCGCTTGGCGAGGCAGCGTCAGGAATCGCGCTCTGGCTGCAAGGCATGATCCTGCAAATGCTTGCGCTCACGCGGGCATCGACGTCGACAGGATCGGATCTCGATTCGTGGTTCGCTGACTTCGGCTTTGCGCGGCTGGCTGCGTCGTATGCGACCGGCACGGTGACGTTCTCGCGCTTCACGCCAACGTCGCAGGCGGTCGTTCCGGTCGGAACCGTCGTGCAGACGACGGATGGCACGCAGCAATTCACAGTCAACACCGACACGACGAATCCTGCATACAG